ATGCGCCTCGAGCATGAAGGCCGGCCGCTGCTGCAGTTCACGCTGGAATGTGGCGCGGCGCTCGCTTTTGCACGATTTAGCAAAAGTTTTTGCACGGTTGGCGAGCCCTTTTGCACGGGTCGGACGTGAAAAAAGCGCGGGCTGACTCTGCGGGTGCGCAGAGTTGTCCACAGGATGTCAAGCCTGAGCATCAGGCCAGAGGATCGCCTCAGGCTGGTCGCTGAAGGCCAGCTGCGCACGCACCTGAACGCCCTGGTCGAAGAGTCGGCCAACGTGCAGGCCAAGCGCCAGGCCGACGGCGACCATGTCGTCGCCTGACAGCACGCGGGTGGTGTCGTCGGCCAGCACCCAGGTGCGCTCGAAGGGCTGGCCTTCCGCGGCCGCCAGCACGGCCAGCTGCACGGCGCCCATGATCCGCGCCCTGCTCTCCGGGTCGCTGTCGAAGGCCGAGCCGTCCCACACGAAGCCGCCGTACTCGCGCACCTCACGCTGCTGCTTCAGCTCGGCCCAGCGGCGTGCGCGGCGCGCCTCCAGGCTGCCCGAGGTGTCGCTGACGCGCGAACCGCCCGCGAAGGGGCCGCTGACCAGCATCGCGGCTTCGACGTCGGCCGCCTGGTCGATCGGGACCGAGATGGCCCAGCTCCACACCTGACCTGTGCCAGGGGCCGCGTCGTGAGTGGCCTGGTCAACCCAGCTGAGCATGCGCACGACGACCACGCCGGCAGCGAAGTTGATCTCCCCGGTGCCGGGCTTGTGGAACGAGACGGCGATGCCGTTCGGCGTGGTGAGGGTCTTGAAGATGGGCATGGGCTGTTTCCGGTCAGAGGCCGCTGGCGTCGATGAGAAACACGTCCAGCGGGGTGGCCGTGCTGATGTTGGTGAGGTCGCCGTCGTCCCGGTACTTGCGCTGGAAGAATTCCTGCTGCCGCACCGTGGTGGCCGACAGCTGTTGAAAGCCGAACTGGACCAGCCTGTTGTCCCAGAGGGTGCCGGCAGGCAGGCTGTTCTGGCGGCGGCTGGACGGTGTGCCCAGCGCCGCCGGAATGGCCAGCGCGGGGATGCCGAAGTCGCCGTTCAGCTCGAAGATCGAACCCGAGAGCGAGAAGCCGCCCTTCAGGAACAGCGGCCGGCCGGAGGTCTCGCTGATCGACCACCGCAGGTTGCCGGCGTCGTCGTTCAGGCGCAGGCCTGGCCAAGAGTGCGACCAGGGCACGGCGAAGCAGAAGATCTGCGTGTAGGCCTGGTACTCGAAGCCATCGCTGTCGGTGCTGCCCACGTTGCCGCAGAAGACGTTGATCTCCCAGGTGGTGCCGCCGACGTTGACGACGCTGTTCACCCGCAGGATGTAGCCCGGCTGCAGACGGTAGAACGGCACGGGCCGGTTCGGGCTCTCGATGCGGTAGACGCTGTAGCCCGAGCGGCGCCCGCCGATCGTCGTCGCGTTGCCGGCGGGCTGCACCAGGCTGTACGGCACGGCCTGGCCGATGTAGTTGAGGCCGAACGAATCCCTCGCCGACAGCACCAGGCCGCCCGACGGGTTGAGCACGCGCAGGATGGCGGTCATTGCATGAACAGGATGAACGACCGCGCGGAGCCAGCATCGACCGTCAGGCGGGGGTAGCCGAGGGCATAGTCGACGGCCAGGCCCCAGGCCACCAGGCCCCACATGGACGAGACCTTAAGCGTGCGGCCCACGTAGTTCGGAAACAGGTAGGTCTGAGGCGTGCTCGCCGGCACCTCGATCAGGCCGACGCATACGCCCGCGTAGGCGTCGCGGCTGTCGAACACCACGGCGCCTGCGCTGCTGCGGACGATGAACACCGGCTCGGCCATCAGTAGTTGCCCAGTGTGATCACCTCGACGTTCGAGGCGTTGAAGACCTGGACGCCGGCGTTCGTGATCTTGGTGCGCTGGCCGCTGTTGCCGCCCACGTCCAGCGCACCGCGGAAGGTCACACCGCTGTTGAACTCTGCCGTGCCGTCACTGCCAAGCGCGAAGCCACTGACCGCGCTGATGAAGCCGGTGTTGTAGAGCGAGAAGGGCGTGATGTTGATCCCGCCGATGGTGCCCGCGCCAGCGACGATCGTGCCGGTGGTGGTGGAGTTGCGGACGGTGATGTTGTTGAACTCAGCACCGCCATCTGGATAGATGATCCATCCGGCCGCACCAGAGCTGTAGTTGGCACTCTTGAGCCGGCCACCGATGGTTCCGTCGCCGGCCGTCAACTTTGCAGCGGAGAGGTTCAGGATGACGGCGTCGTCTACCGAGCCGGCGCCCAGGGCGAAGCGCGTGATCGCGCCCTCGGCAAAGACCCCGCTGCCGGCGGTGATGGTCTGGCTCTTCAGGTGGCGGGCCTCCATGGTCCCGTCGACGAAGTAGTCGCCACTCAGCAGCGTCAGCCCATTGATCGTGCTGCCGGAGCCAAGGATGGTGTTGTCCAGCCAGAAACAAGCCACCTCGGCCGGCGGCAGACCTGGCGTCGACGGCTTCAGCATTTCAAGGCCGTTGCCTTGACCAAGGCCAGGGATACCAACGAAGGCGTACTGGAAGCGATCGGCACCCCTGGCGCCGTCGATGGCGGGTGAGGCCCCCAACCGCTTCAATGCCAGTCGCAGGACATCGCCGGGACTGTCAAAGCTGACAGCGTCGTAGGACGCGATCATCACGACCCGATCGTCGCCGAGGCCGTTCAGGTAGGCCGCCATCTCCAGCTGCGGCACGTATCCACCCCCCGTGGCGCCGCCGTAGGTGTCCCAGCCGCGCGCATCGTCGGCCTGCTCGTGGGTTGCGCGAACGAAGATCCGAACCGTGAAACCACGCGTGATCGTGTCACCCTTGTGCACGTCACGAATGAACATCTGCCCGTGGCCTCCATAGCTACCGTTCAGGCCGGTGCCACGCACTGTGATCGAGTCGAAACGCTGCACACCAGCCAATTTCTGCGGCAGCGCGCCATCTGCCAGGTTCTCGGCCTCAATCACACGGTCACCGATGTCCTGACCGCCGATGGCCGTCGTGATCGCGACCACGCCATGCTCACCGCCGGCTGGCACCAACGACTCGACGCCATCAACCGTCTCGTGCTTGGCCCAGAGGTGCCACGTGGTGCGAGGGTCCGAAGAGAAGCCGCCAGGCGGCCCTGAAGGCTCTGCAACCCGCTGGGCGTCGGCGAACACTGGTGCTGGTGCGCCAGCCGCCCGCTTTGCACCGTAGATGTTCGTCTTGGCAGGGCCGTGGCCCACCGTGTAGGACGGCGCATCCCAAAAGCAGACCACCGATGCCAAGCCAGCCAGGGCCGTGAAGTTCTCGACCATCGGCGGCGGCGTCAGGTCCTTGACGGTCTCCGGCGCATCGGCACCGTCGTACAGCTTCACGATGGTCAGCGTGTCGATGTACAGCTTGCCGTCTTGCTCCACCGACACGTTGACCTGCAGCACGTCACCCGGCATGTCCAGGTAGGCCAGCGAGCGCTCATCGCCGCTGCCACCCAGCGTGGTCGCCGGCAGTGTGGTCCAGTTGGCCGGCGCGACCAGGCCAGCGCCACCGCGGTCGAGGTTCAGTGTGATCGACGAAGGCGACACCACCCCCGATCCCGACTGCGGCACGCGGAAGATCAGGCTCGTCGCGCGCAGCTTGATGAAACGGGCGCCGCTGGTCAGTGGGTCGATCGTCGCGGCGTATACCAGCCCTGCCATCTGGCCCAGCCGACCCAGCGCGTCATACGGCCGGACCTCGATGTCGTAGTTGCCCTCCAAGTCGATGGTCCAGTCGCCGAAGCGCGTGGTGCGGGTTTCGCCGAGCAGCTCCAGCGTGTGACCCGACAGCGCACCCCAGACCTGTGCGTGGTCGTAGGGGCCCGTCACGTCGAAGGTAACCGTCAGCTGCGACCGGGCGTCGTAGTTCAGCCCGAGGCGGTCCTGGGTGACCTGGACGTTGCTGGCCACCAAGGGCGCGGCCGCAGGCGGCAGCGGCGGCGCCTCGTACTGCCCGGTTGCGACGTAGTTCCAGAACTCCGGGCCTTCGGGCACCGCGGTGATGCGGGCGCCGGTCATGCCATTGGCCGGTTCGATGGAGGTCACGCGCAGGCGCTGGCCAGGCTGTGATTTGAAGTCGAAGATCCACAGCGTGTCGTGGACGGGTTTGCCGTCGCTGCCAGGCAGCGCCAGGCCCGCTGGCCAGGGTTGGACCAGCGTGAGCGTGTGGGTGTCTTCGGTGAAGGGCTGCACGGCCATCACCTGGTAGCCCTGGGCACCTGGCACGCGCAGGCCCACGTACCAGCTACTCACGCCGGTATAGGCCTTGACCACATCATCCAAGACCAGGGTCACCACGCCGCCCGCGGTGTTCGCCGCCTTGAGCCGGCCGCCGGCGCCCCATTGGGTCATGTCGTGGCTGAGCGCAATGAGGGACCAGCGACGGAAAGTCAGGTGCTCCAGGTCCATGTCCCAGACCACCGACTTGCGCTGGTAGATGTTCTGGGCCATCGTGAAGCGGCCGCTGCGCAAGCCGCCGGCCGCGGTGGTCACTCCCAGCGGTGCCAAGCGGGCCGTGTCGCGCGGCATCTCGACGCCCGGCGCCTTGATGCGCAAGGTTCGATCTCGCCAGCCATCATCGCGATCGACCCAGGCAATCTCGATCTCTTCGGCGCTTTCACGGGTGGCGTAGTCGACCCTGAAGGACCCCTTCTTGATGTTGCCCATGTTGACGACCGCTTCCAACGGCTGGTCGTCGCGCGCCCAGATCACGGACAGCCGGCCCGGGTGGTAGCTGATGCTGCCAAGGCCCGCCGCGGCGATCGCTTCCATCAAGTCGAGGCAGGAGACCATCGACGTGAACATGTGGTCGAAGGTGTACTGCTTCTCGGCGCAGTGGAGCATGAAGAGCTTGAGCCCCTCGATGTCGATCTGCGAGTCGGGCAGCCCCATCCCGGCCATCAGCCGGCCCTCGGTGTCGTAGATGCCGCGGGCGAACTGCAGAAGGTGGGCGCCGGGGTTGCGGGTGCCAGGGGTGTCGACCCAGCCCGACGAGGTCCACACCGGCGCCGCGGCTTGCTTGGCCAGCCAGCTGACCTCGTCGAGCGCACCGCTGAGCTGGCCACTGGCCTTGATCCGAATGCCCACGTGCGGGTGGGATGCGTAGTTGGTGTTGTCGAGCTGGTAGGACTTCAGCGTCAGCCAGTCCAGCGTGTTGGCCGAACTGGGCGAGGTGATGGTCTTGGTCAGCTTGCGCAGCCGGACCTCGTACTGGCCCGCGTTCAGCTGGGGCGACTCGTAGCTGCGGCGCAGGGGCTTGGTGCTCTTGGACAGCATCGTCAGCGTGCCACCGAGCAGCGGCGTCCACGGGCCATCGGGCAGCAGGCGGTACTGGGCCTCGAACTGCAGCTCCGCCTCTTTCATCTTGCCGTCGTTGGACATGGCATAGAGGCTGGCGCTGACGTCGACCGCCAGCTTGACGGTGTCGGCCGAGGACGTGCGGGTGACCCATGCGCCGGGCCCGGAGTCGTCGGTCGGCGACTCCAGGGTGCCGCCACCAATCGTGTCCACGTTGCTCCAGTCGAGGAGCTTGCTGGCCGTCTGGCCAGGAAAGCCCGCCTGGCTGACCGTCACGCCCGCGAAGGATTCGATCGCGGTGGTGCCGACCTTCAGGTCGCTGACCTCGCCGCAGTTGATGCCGGCGTGCAGCCGCACGTACTGGAACTGGTCATCACCCTCGAACCACGCGTAGGGCTGCGCGGCGAAGTCGGGCACCACGCGCGGCTGACCGAACACCAGGCCAAGCGGTTCGTAAGGGCGCAGCTTGTTGCGGCCGCCGGAGATCGAGTAGGTCGCTGGCGTGCTGTCGTACTGCGGTGCTTTCGCCTTCGGCGGCGGCAGCAGCTTGTTGATCACCATGCTGCCGAGCATGAAAGCACCGGCGTTCAGCGCAAATGACGCGAATCCGGCAGACATGCCGAGCGAGCCTGCCAGGCCGGTTGCCATTCCAGCAGCTGGCGCTGCCATGCCCATCGTGAAGTACGTGAGTGCAACCAGCGCGACGATGCGCAGTGCGCTCTTGCCCGCAAGACGTCGGCACTCAATTAGATGGCCATGCCGTGGACGCACCCTGTCCCACATCAGGCGCGGCACCTGGGCGCCGCCGATGGTGACCGCCCAGTCGCCGGCCGACAGGTCCACCCCATGACGCGTCAGAAACACCGCCAACGTCTCGCCGGGTCGCAGCTCCGCGCCCTGAACGATGCTCCGTTCGTTGAGGGTCAGCGGGTGCGGCGTGACGACCAGGTCGGTGCGGGCCGACATGCGCGGCGGTGCGACTTCCACCGGATCGCAAACAGGCGCGGCCGCCAGCCGGCGGGCCATGCTCAGGTGGGCGCGCTTGCGCTGGGAGCGTCGATTGCAGGCCATCAGACGGCCTCCTGTGCGTTGAATTCGGACCACCGGTAGTGACCCTCCACCCGAAGCCCCAAACGCAGCGCATCGGCCTCGCGCTGCAGGATGCTGGCGCCGGTGGTGGCATGCGAGTGCAGCAGCCAGCGCTCGCCGCCCTGAACGAAGATGGTCCCGAGGTGGAAGTGCCAGCCGCCGTCATCGTCGTCTTCGATGTACAGGCCGACGTCGCCCGTCGCCGGAACGTCGACGCGCTGCACCAGGACGGCCGATAGCCGGCCGATCAGGGCAGCCTGACCGCGCCGGCCCTGGGGGTGCTGCAGCGGCAGGTCGACCTCCCGGTTGAACAGCAGTCGCTGGGTGTCGACGACCAGGTGGCCGCAGTCCGCGACACCGTCGATGTGCGGTCGACCGACCAGGCGCTCAGCGTCGCGCAGCGTGACGTGCATGGGGGTCATCCTGCAAACAGTCCGGGTGCGGTGCTCGGGTCGTAGCGCAGCTTGACCGCCGGTGCCCGCAAGGCGTCATCGTTGCCGACGCTGCCGGTGATGGTCTGGACCGATGCGCTGACGCCCGACAGCGGCGCCGTGAAGGTGTAGTCGACGATGGACGGGTTGGCGCGGCTGACGACGTAGACCGTGGCCTGCAGCGCGCCACCAGGCGGCAGGCGTTCGAGCTCGACGGTCAGGGAGCGGCCAACGTTGTCGATCTCCAGCATCGCACGTGGCGCTTCCCCGGCCACGCTGTTGGGCAGCCTGAAGCGGAAGGGCAAGCCGATCCAGCTGGTGCCGTCGATGACCCAGTCCCGGGTGTCGTTGACGACGTGCGCCGTCTCCATGGCCGGGTGCTCCAACTTCAGCAGCACCAGCATGCCCGCCGGATCGTCGGTGCGCTGCAGCTGCTCGCGCGTGTTGGGGCTCACCATGCGGACCTCCAGTACTCCAACTTCAAGCTGCGGTTGCTGGCTTCCAGCGTCTGCTGCTCGAACTTCAGGGCACCGAGCTCGCCGCCCACCACGCGGGCCTGCAGGACGGCGCCGGTGCGAGGGTGCTGCCAGTCAAAGTATTCCTGGCCAGCGTTGATGGTGTCGAAGAACCAATCTTCAAAGGCGGCCGCCTGCGCCTTGGTGTCGAAGCGCACTGTCAACTGGATCTCGATCCGCACGTCGCTGGCGATCCGGCGCTGCTTAGGGCGGCCGCGCTCCATCTCAGTTCGTTCGACGACGCTGTCCGGCGCTTCGACCAGGTCGCGCCAGTCGTACTTGGCATAAGGGGGAAAGCTCGCCATGTCGGTGCTCCTCAGGCCATGGCCGGGCGCATGCCGTAGCGGCCTTCCAGCGCCTGCGACATTGGGCCTTGGCCGTTGCCGACGCGGTCGGCCATCGTGGCCTCCACCGCGTCGATGAGGATGTCCAGGCCCCCGTCCGAGTTGCGGCGGGTGGTGACCTGGTTGTGGCTGGCGTTGTTGTTGTAGACGTTCACGGGCATGTTGACGCTGACCGGGCTGCTGCCACCGACTGGCTGCAGGTGCCGCAGCTGGTCGGGCGTGAAGTCCTGGCCGCCCACATAGCCACCGTCGGCATACCCGTTCAGGCGTGAGAGGAACGCTACGCCCAAGGCTCGGGTGCTGTCCGCGTTGATCACGAACTCACCCCTATGCACGACGCCCGCAGGCTCGTAGCGTCCACCAGCGCCCGTATAGCCCCCAGTCGCGAAGCCACCCAACTTCACCCCGGCCGTCGGCAGGCTGTAGTCCACCCCAGCACTGCCGGCACCCGCTCCACCACCAAAAAGGCTGCCAACGAAGCTCCCCGCCGAGCTCAGAAGGCCGGCCATCTGCTGGCGCACATAGATGCGGATCAGGTCGGCGATGACGCTTTCGGCGAAGGCGCTGAAGGACATCTTGCCCGTCATCGCAAACTGCACCACGGCGTCTTCCATGCCCTGGAAGGCCCGTCCAAAGAGCTGCTCCGTTTGACTCGCGACGTTGCGTGCGCTGTCGAGGTAGTTCTCCAGGGCACGGGTGAAGCCATTCATCCCGTTGGCTTCCAGTGCCCGGCGCTGTGCCTGGTAGCCCACCTCGGCCTGCAGTGCACGCTCGTGGTAGGCCTGCAGGGCGCTCAGGCGCGCCTGGTACTCCGACTCGGTCAGCCGCCCGCCCAGGCGGTCGCTGTCGAGCTGCTGGCGCTGCTGGAACACCCGGTCGTCGACGGCGTTCTGCCGGCCAGCCAGGTCACGTGCAGCGTCCCCGCGGCCGAAGCTGGCCAGCTCGCGCTCGTGCTGCCGCTGTCGGGTCGCCTCGGCCTCGCGCAGCTGCTGCAAGTACTCCTGCTGCGCGCGGCTCAGTTTGGTGATGCCCGCGGTCTCTTGCGCATTGGCGATTGCCACATCGGCCGAGGCTTTGGCGCGCACGCGCGCCATCTCGGCCACGTTGGACGCGATCTCGGCGTCCAGGCGGATCTTGTCCGCCCCGGTGGCCTTTTGAGCCGCCAGCACCTGGTTCTCTTGCTCCAGGGCGCGCAGCTGTGCCTGTTCTTCCAAGGCGATCAGCGCCCGCTTGGCCTGCCAGTACTCGTTCTCGCTGACGATGCCCGCGTCACGCTGCGCGTCCAGCAAGCGCTCTGCATCCCCGTAGGCGCCCGTCATGCCCTTCAGATCATTCTTGATGCGGTCAATCGATGCCTTGGTCCGGGCTTCGGCGGCCTGGCGCGCAGCAGCTTCGGTGGCGCCCCGCTTCTTCTCCGCCTCCTCCGCGTCGCGGATATGTTTGTCAGTGCTCTTGCGCTCGTCGGACTGGGATTGCGCCGACCGCGTCTCGAAGCGCAGCTGCTCACGCAGTTGGGCCTGCTTTGCCTCCAGGGTGGCCTTGAGTTCCTCCGTCCGCTTGGGGTTGGTGGACTTCCTCTCCTCGAGCGCAGCCAACTGTTGGCCAACGAAGTCCAGCTCCTGCTGCGTGGTCTTCTTGCGGCCGATGCCTAGCATCGCGTCCCAGGCCTCGCTGGCGATGTCCTTGATGCCCTTCCAGGCCCGCTCGATGGTGCCGGCGTTGGTTTCGAGCTGCCGCGTGCGATCGTCCATCGCCTTGGCAAAGGCCTGCTGCGCCAGTTCGCCGGCCTGGTCAAGCTTGCCTTGCTTTTCCAGCGCCTTGATGCGGTCGTAGATGGAGGCGGTCAGGTAGCCATAGGACTGGTTGAGCTTGGCGCTGGTCTCCAGCGGCTTGCGCCCGAGCTCCTCGAACTGCTTGACCGAGGTCTCGATGCTCTGACCCAGCACCCGCTGCATGCGCACCGACGTCGTGGCGATCGACTCCAGGTTGCCGTTGGCCACCTGGCCGCTGGCCGTCAGCTGCGCGAGGGCGTTGGCCGCATCGGCCTGCGTGCCGACCACGCTGTCGATGCTCTCGGCCATGGCAGTGAGCTTGCTGATCGTGGTGCCCGCCGCGTTGCCCGACATGATGATGGCGCGGCTGTATTCGTCCGCTTCCGCGGAGCCGCGGGCGTAGGCCAGGGCGGCGACGGCCGCGGCGGTACCGACGGCGCCGATGCCCGCCACCAGCGGCGAGATCTTGGAGGTGATGGCGGTAAAGGCCGGGCCGATGCCCCCAAAGGCATCCTTGATCTGGCCGCCCTGCTGAATGGCCACCATCCACACCGGCATGCCGCTGGCCAGGCTGGTGGCAATGTCGGTGATCTGCGCTGGCAGCTGGCGCATCGCAGCGGCCGTCTGCCCTGCCGAGACGCCCAGCTTCTGCGCCGCCGCGGCAGCCTGCGCGTTGGCGCTGGCCGCTGCGGCCGCAGCAGACGCACCCTTTGCAGCTGCTGCGCCCTGCGCCGTGATGGCCGCAGTGGCCGCCTGCGCCGCGCTCGCCGCGCTGGTGCTGGACTGGGTGACCGTGTTCTTGAAGTCGTCGACTTGCTTCTCGGCCGTTTTCATCGCATTGGTCAGCGGACTGCCATCTGCGGTGAGGGTGGTTTTGAGTTCGTAGTCGCTCATGACGTGCTCGGTCGGTTGAGGTAACGCAGGGCGCCGCGTTCCATGGCCTGCAACTGCTTGAACAGCTCGGGGTCAGAGGCCGGCAGCCCCAGCTCTTGCTTGACCAGAGTCAGCGCGCCGTAGTCCAGTCCCAGGAACACCAAACCGCTCATCCCGGCGGCGGTCCGCCACTGCGTGCGCATGGCGTCGAAGAGCTGCAGGGCGGGCAGGTGCCAGGCCCACAGCGACGCCAGCTCCGCTTCGTCTTCGCCAGGTGCTCGGCGGTTCTCATCGATGGCCGCCTGGCTGACGCCGAACTGGCGCAAGGTGGCCTCCTGCTGCGCGGCCGCGTCGGTGCTGTCGGCCGGGCCCGGCGTCAGCAGCCACACCGCGGCCGCCTTCAGTTTTTTGCCTCTTCCTCCCACAGGCCGCGGTAGTAGGCCCGCTGCATCGCCACGCCGACACCGGGGTAGTCGCACAGGGCGTCGATCGCCTTGGGCAATGCCGTTGGAAGCGGGCCATCCGGCAACTCCACATCGGCGACCGAGGCCACCACCTCTTTGAGGAAGCCCGCCACCCCGCTGCCATCCTGTTGGGTGCGCTCCTCCAGTGCCTTGAGCTCGCTGGTGCGGTACGCATACGCCATCATCGAGAAGTCGCCTTGGATGGCGGCGGTGTGGATCTCGACGGTGGTCAGGAACTGGGGCTTGGCAAGCAGCTTGAGCATGGGGCGCCTTACTTGACGGTGATGGTGAGTTCGTCGTTGCCGTTGACCGGCTTGACGACCAGGTTGGTGCGGAACATCTGGACGCCGTTGTCGTCGTCGAAGCCCGGCGACGTCATCTGCACGCCAGGGCAAGCGATCTCGATGGTGTTGCCGGCCACGGTGCCGTGGGTGAGGGCCAGCGGGCCAACGGCGCCGGCGCGGATCGGGGTCCACCAGTCCTTGTCGGCGACCTTCGTCGCCTCGATCCGCACGCTGCCATCGGGCTTTCGGTCGGTCAGACGCACCGACTCGTGGTTGACCAGGTTGCGGTAGATCACCGTGTTCTTCATGTCCAGCGTCAGCTGCTGCATCACCGCGGCGTAGCCGAGCAGGCTGAAAGACGGCGTGTTGAGCTTGCTGACCGCCACCGGCTTGACATCCCGGTAGGTGGCCGCCGGCAGCGCCGAGTCGGTGACCGGCGCGTACAGGCCCGTGAAGCTGAAGCGGAACTGGGGAATGGCCCGGCTGTTCAGCGTCAGTGCCACCGACCCGGCCGCGAAGCTGCTCTTGTAGAGCACGCCGCCGACGTTGACGTACAGCGTCAAGCTCTCGAAGGCGGTGCTGATCGGCGCGTAGACGACGCTGGTGCCGGCGGACACGGTTTCGCTGAAGCCGCAGGCGCGCAGCAGCGGGCCGTACTGCGGCACGGTGCCGGCCGCGCCGGCGCCCGCGATCTCGACCTCGAACTCGGTGCGGGTCCAGCCGGCCACCAGCACCTGGTCGTTATTGCCGAGGTACGGCTGCGTGGTGGCCCGGTCGGCCATCTCCACTTCCAGCGGCGTGATGGACAAGTTCGACACCTTGACCGCGTTGGCGGCTGCGGTGGGCACGGGGTCGACGCCCGCGGTGGCTTCGATCTTGGCCAGGACGGCCGAGCTGCGGATCAGGATGGGCGCGGCCATGTCAGTTCCCTTCGTCGTTGGTGGCAGGCGTCTCGCCCGCCGGCTCGGTGCGTTCGACCAGGCGGCGCCGGCCGTCCTCGATCACGTAGCTGCCGCCTTGGCCGGCGTACTCGTCGATCGATGCATCGGTGCTGGGCGCAGGGGCGGCGGCGGTGGTGGCGTTGGTGGTGGCGTTGGCAGTGGAGGTCTTGGTGCCCATGTCAGTCTTCCGGGTTGAGGTAGGCATAGGTGGTGAGCTGCAAGGTCGCGCCGTGGCACAGCACGCCGGTGAAGGACACGGGTCCGCTGTCCAGCACTTGGACGCCGGTCGGGTTGTTGAGCGGCCCGGGTGCTGCGATGCCGCCCAAGGTCTCGTCCGCGCGGAACGCCTGCCGCATCGCTTCGATGAGGCCGTCGAAGGTCTTGCCGCTGTCGGGCGGGTTGAGGGCCATGAAGCCCTGCAAGCGCCAGGTGTGCGCGTTCATGACGCGGCCGACGCCAAGGGTCATTTCGCGGGTCGCGGTGCGGCGGAAGAACCAGCCGCGCAGTTGCTTCTGACCGCTGCCCAGGTCCCAGAGGTACTTGGCCTGGAAGGCCGCGTTGTCACGGGCATAGGGTTCTTCGTCGTGAAGGACCCCAAGCTGGGCGACGGTTTGAAGTTTGGCCAGGATGGCGGCACGGTGGGCTGCGAGGCTGCTCATCGGGCCTCCTGTGCGGCGCGCACCGCCCTTTCGACGTCTTCGGGCCAGTCGCCGACGGTGACTTCCTTGCCGGTGTCCAGCACGATGCAAGTGCCGTGGTTGCCGTTGAAGTCGACGAGATACCAGTGGGTGATGCGCTCGGCGATCACCGTGGGTGCGGAGCGGCCGGGGCCGTAGGACTTGAAGCGCAGCGGCGTCATACCAGCCCTCCCAGCCGCGCCTGGATGCGGTCGGCCGCGTCGTCGAACTCGGCCTGGATGGTCTCGCGGCCGTCCAGCAGGGCGAAGCGGGCCATGCCGTAGCCGGGCGTGCCCACCAGGCCAATGCGCCGCTGGATGGCCAGCGCCCGCGCTTCGGCCTCCTCGCCCGTGATGCCGAGCTTCTGCTCGACCCAGCTGATGAGCGGCGCCAGCGGCGGATAGTGCGGCTTGGTGCCGAGTTCGACCGGCAGCGCGTACGCCAGGCTGCTGCCCACCGTGCCGAAGACTGCGCCCAGTGAGGCCAGCACGTCGACGCGGCCGAAGAAGGACCGGCGCAGCACGCCGCTGGCCGTGGGCGTGTTCTCCTGGGTCTCGCGCAGCAGGTAGGCCACGGCGGAGCCCATGGCGGTCTCCAGCTCTTCGAGCACGATCTCCGGCGCCTTCGCAAAGGCAGCGGTGACCTGTGCTGCGGTGGTGACGTCCAGGCCGATGCGCATGTCAGTAGCCCAGGCTGCTGAAGCGGCCGCGGCGGTGGCCATCACCATCCCAGGCCACCACGGTACCGGCCGGCTGAGCGCCCGCCTTCTCGGGGTCTGCGAGGCCCAGGGCCGTGCGGTACTGGGCCAGCCAGTCCTTGGCGCGGCGGGCCAGCTCGCCCGACTGGCTCTGCGCGCTGACGTTGGCCGCGCCGATGGTGGCGTCGCGGTCAAAGCCGGCCTTGGTGGCGGCCTGGCGGCACAGCTCGGCGGCCGCCCAGCAGGCCAGCGCGTTCTCGTGCCGCGGCGGCACCGTGCTGGCGTCCGAGGCGTGCGGCGCGGTGAAGTGCACCCGGACCGTGGTCACCGGCAGGCTGTCGTACAGCAGCACGATCATCTGCGTGTTGCTCAGGCTCATGGTGATGCCCGCCCGCAGCGTCTGCATCGGCACCTGGCCGATCGGATGCTCGACGGCCACCAGCTGAGACCAGTCGACCACCCAGCCGGCCGGCGCGGCGAAGGCCTCACCCGACATGGCCACGTCGGCCGACAGGCGCTGCGGCGCGTCCAGGTTGTACTGCAGCAGCGCCTGGCCAATGGCCCGATCGCGCGCGCCGGCCGGCGCCAGGTCGCCGAGGGCGAAGGTACGCAGCTTGTCGTCGACGAGTTGGGTGATGGTGGCGATGGTCATGGTGGTGTGTGAGCCCTTGCCGCAGGAGCCGGTGGCCGCTATGGCAAAAGGGCCGGCGCCCGAAAGCGCCGGCCAAAGGTGCCCCGTCCGCTTTAGGGCACCACCGCCTTCGTCGTGCCCTTGAAGCCGTCGACCAGGACATTGCCGCCGTAGACGTGGCGGACCTTGTAGGAGATGACGTCGTTGGTGAACACCGAGCCTTCGGTGGCACCGTTTTGCGTCAGCAGCGTGGGCTCCTCCTCGCCGTTCCAGAAGCCGATTTCGATCACCGGCAGATCCAGCGGATCGGCCAGCGACACCCAGTCGTTGGTGTCGGTCCACGTCGACACCGGGATGATGTCCAGCGTCAGGCTCTGGACAAACGTCTTGTCGTTGTTGGTGTTGCGCCGGAAGATGTCCGCGCTGGCCTCTTCGAGGTCATCGGGCACCAGCAGGAAGCGCGGGCCGATGCCCATGCGCTTGCCGGTGTCGCGGCCCGGCTGCTTTTTCATGGCCAGGCGGTGGGCCGAGATCTGCGCCGCGCTCAGCGCACCGGTGAGCAGGTTGCCGTGGGTGGCGTGGTACAGCGCCAGGCCGTCGTAAGTGACCGGGTTGGCTGCGAAGAAGTTGAAGACGAAGCTGTAGAGGGTGCGCTTGGCACCGCGGCCCAGCTCGATCGGGATGCGGCGGATGGCCTGCACATCGTCGTTGGCGATGGCTTCCATCGTGACCTGCGCCAGGCCGCCGCGCTTGGCCACCTGGTACAGCGCCTTGTCGTCGCTCGGGTCCGACAGCGTGGTGTAGTTGCCGCGTTCGGCCACGATCGGCAGGTCACCGTAGCCGCCAATCTGGGTGCGCTCTTGCACCCGGAAGTCGGCAACGTTGGCCACCGACACCACCTGGCGCCAGGCGTCCCAGGCCACCGCATCGCGGTACTCGGCCTGCATGCGGCGGGTGATGGAGTTGCCCAGCGCGTCGGCAAAGGTGTCGGTGCCGATGGACTCGGTCAGGCGCACGCGGTCCGGGCGGCCGGTGATCTCGCGATCGCCGGTGATCTCGACGTAGCACTCGCGGAAGGACCGCACGCTGCGGTGGTCCTTGTGCTTGGGGTCGAAGAAGGCGTCCAGCATGTCCTTGACCGCCACCGTGCGGTCGCCCACCTCGATGCGCGGCATGCCACCGGTGGGGCGGCCGCTTTCGGTGAAACGGGCCAGGTATTCGCGCTCGCTCTTGATGGCGCTGTCAACTTCGGCCTCGGTGAAGCGCTCGCGCACCTTGAAGTCGGCCTGCAGGCGGTCCTTGGCCACTTGCGGCAGCGTGCTGACCGCGATGGCCGTCGAGGCATAGAAGCGGGCGTTGTGCAGCGCCAGCTGGGCGCGGGTGACGGGGGCGTCGTCGCCGGCATCGGCTTCGCTCACGCGGCCCTTGATGGTGCCGTCGGCGCCCGCGGCCGCAGCGCCGTTGCCGGCGGTGCCGCAGACGGCCTCGTACACCTTCAGCAGCTCTTCGTCGGTGATGGTGTCCAGGTCGATCTCGGCCGCACGGGCCTTGTTCTTGGCCTTGATGGCCTCGTACATGCGCGTCTTGAGCATGGTTTCTCCGTTGTCGGAAGGGGGGGTGGTGGCTTCGGTGAGGCGATCCAGGCCGCCACCCGCGCCCGGTTCGACGATCAGGTCAACGCTGTGCACCTTGGCGAAGGACTTGGCCACGCGCATCTGGCGGCCGCCGACCTTCTGCTTCTTGGTGTAGGCCTCCGCGTCGATGGACAGGCCCATGAGGCCCTGCATCCCGCGCTTGACGGCTTCGGTCATCTTGGTGACGACGGCATCGGTCGGGTCGATGGGCCGGAAGGTGCCGACCAGCGAGCCGGTGTCGGCCGTGCTGCCGGCCGCGAAGCTCACGCCGTAGATGCCGCCAATGAGGTTGCGCACGTCCTTGCCGGCGCCCTTGGTGTGATCGGCGTCGCTCTTGCTGAAGACGCGGACGCCTTCAAACATTTGCACCGCGCCCTGCAAAGACGCGTCGGTGTAGTAGTTGCCGTTGATGCTGGCGCCGGCCCGGATGATGGTCACCGCGATCGACCCGTCGGCCGCTTCGCGGAAGGTGGCCGTCGGGTCTGCCAGGCCAGTGGCTTCGCGCACTGCGGTGTAGTCGAGGACCACTTCCTTGCCGTCGGCCAGCACCACTTTGTTGTCGGCGTCCAGCGTGTACGGAAAGGACATGAAGCGGCCCTGCACCTTGGCCACCACGCGATCGGGCCAGATCCCCGACAGCTCCAGGTAGTAGTCCGAGACGCCAGGCGTGGCGCGCAGCTTGTCGCGCAGTGCGGCGCGCACCAGCTCCAGCAGGCTGGCGTATTCGGTGGTGACGGCCTCGGACAGGCGGGTGAAGCCCTGGCCAGCGGGGATGCGCTTGACGCTCATGGCGCTGCGCTCAGGCCTCGTCGGCGTTGCTGAACTTCTGGCCGTCGGTCGTCACGACGACGATGTGCGTGCCGTAGTCCTTGAATGACAAAACTTCGCTCGCCTTCAGCGGGCTGGTCACCACGCGGCTGACGCCCTTGTCTTCGACGAGGGTGCGGCGCTTGACCACCTTGACCACGTCGGCCGCGGTCAGCTCTTTGGTGGGGGTGGCTTGGTCTTTGGTCTCGGGCATGTCGCGCTCCAGTGGGTGGAGCGGACTTTGCCGAGCGACAAGCTCTTCGGTAACTCTGCGGGGGCGCAGAACGCTGGTGATTGCGCCCGATCAGTCTGCCTCAGCAAGCGCACGCTGTACAGCGGCATGCGGCGACTGTCTAGAGGCTGAACGCTGGTGCACGAGGGTAAATCTTGACCACCAGCCGCCCCTCGGGCCCGCTGATCCACCGTAACAATCGGCAAGCAACTGTTTATGGGTGAGGCGGTTTTGGAAGAAGCAAAAATCACGTTCTATCGGATCGCGAAGTGCGGCTACTACCGGCCCCGTGGTGATCAGTACATGTTTGGCAGTCTGGCTGACCTGCTTGAAGACTTGGCGGTTTGGTCGCAACACAAGGATCTCGGCGAAACCCTTACCTTCACGCCAGGTGAGGATGGGCCCGACCTGGGTGTCTATCTACTCAGTACCCACCAGCTTCAAGGTGACCGCCTAGTAGCACTCTGGAATGCCACACCGGAGACCGATGGCAAGGTCGCCTCGGTCAGCGCCATATCTCAGGTGGGCAACCCAGAAGTGTTCATGAACGCGATTCAGCCGAACAGCATCCCGGGCTACTCGACATACTTCTGGTTCATCCACGGCGCCCCGTACTTTGCGTCCATCCGTTTTCAGCATCTCTCAGGCGGCCATTACCAGCTGCAGACATATCTGCAGTCGTTCCTCAGAAACTTCGGGCGACACGTCGTTTTCGACGAAGATGCCCAGGACCCTACGATTTTGGGTTACTGCGAGCGGCCCGGGGCGGACATTTTAAATCTACGTGGTCGCTTCCGTAGCGAGCTGTTCACCAAAGCAGGAGAACATGAGCTGCTAATTCGTCGGGCGACCAGCATTCGCAAGATCATCCGAAAGTCCACGCTCTCGCTGGAGCGTCGCGATCAACGGGCAATGTGGCAGCGACTGTTGGAGTACAGCGGCATGCGCGAGCCCATCGCCAGACGTACGGACGTCAAGCTGGGATACGAGCTGGAAGTCTCGCTGACGGAGACGGACGTGCGAGAGCTCATTGCGCAGTGGCAGGACGAGCAGAACCAAACGGAGTGGGACGACCTTGGCTTCGTGTTCACCGGGGATGCCAACAAGGTCCACTGGATTTCGAGGTCGATTGCGCGGGACACGTTCGAGCTGGACGTTCGGCGCGAGAATCCTGAGCACGTCAACGGTGAGTCACTGCTGCACGAGCTGCACCGCCTGCGCCGGCAGATCCTGGCCACGATCCCCTGAGGCAATCCCCTTGAACGCTTTCCGGATCTTCTTCGCACTGATCGCGATCGCACTGATCGCGGCGGCGGGCTGGTTCGGCCGCGTCGTGCCCATGGCAGAGCAGTGGCCGATGTTTGAGGCGCTGCGGACCACGGCCTCGATCATCTTTGCGGTCATTGGCGCTTGGATGGCCATCATTTACCCCGATCGCCTGAAGCTGTCCTTCAAACCTCAACAGCCGGGCGCGGCCAGCTCTGCCACCGGGCTCAACCAGCTGTTCTTGCCCGTCGTCCACTCGACCGCCATCCTGAGCGTCATCTTGGTTTTAGGCGTGAGCGTGCCGATCCTCAAGCGGCAGGAGTTCGCCGTCGACATCGCGGTCTTGCGCGGGCTCTCTTATGGAACGCTGGCTACGCTCACCATCTGGCAGTTGTGGACCGTGCTCTTGACGCTGGTGCCGGCAGACAAGGTCAAGACCTACCTGGACCACGAGGACAGCCGGGCCCTCACGATAGAGGGCGTCAAGGCGGTGGGCATGCGCCGTCCAAAGTCGGATCGGCCGCTGCCTGAACCGCCAGTCGCGGACTGAGCTCGCCTTGGCGACTGAGCGTAGACCGGCCGACCCACTTTAAAACCACTGTAAATCGCGCCAGGATCGCCTGACGACCCTCGGATGGTGCATGGGGTGCCGAAAGCGAACGCGAAGGCTCCTAGAGCCTCTGGCGGGTCAGCGCCTGCGCGGAGGCAGCCGCTTGCCTTCCAGCCGGGCCGCGTCCTCCCGGCGGGCCTCGACTTCTTCCGGGGTCAGCGGCCTGCCTGCCGGCACCCGCATCTTCCACGTCGCCTTCCACGGCAGCGCAACGCAGCCGCAGTGAATGACCTCACCGATTGGAGCGGCTGGATCAGCCGGGTACATCATCTGCACGCTGCCACGCCCCTTGCCCGCCGGCAGCTCGAAGGGGTCGTTGATTTCCTGGACCTGGCCGTCGATCGCGTCGTGGTTCCAGCGGCTGTGCAGCTTGCCCGAGCGGCGCCACTGCTTGCGGATCTTCGAATCGCGGGCGGCCTGGGCCTGCAGGGCCTTGAAACTCGCCGTGTTGAAGGCGGTGCCGAGGTTGCTGGTGACGATGCCCCGCACCTGGTTCTTCGTGCGGTCGGGCAGCAGCTGCTGGACCGCTTGCATCGCCTCGAAGGGCGTGCGGGCGCCCAGCACCACCTGACCGAGCTCGCGATTGACGCTGTTGACCAGGTCGGCGGTCGCGCCCGTGATCAGGTGGGTGTTGACCGCCTGCAGCGCGCGCAGCTGGCGCAGGTCGGGCGAGCTGAAGACTGCGGTGGCCACGGCCGCGGCGGGCGTGGCCTGGCTGGCGCCGGCGACCGCCAGCAGCGTCTCTGCCGCCTGCGCCGCGGCGATCGGCGCTTGCACCACCCTTTCACCCAGCGCCCAGGCTTGGCGCAAGCCGTCCGAGGCCTTGGTGCTGGCAGACACGGCCAGTTCGTCGGAGACACGCCGGATGCTGTCGGACAGTCGCGGCAGCACCCACTGCTGGTAGTCGGAGGGCGCCCGCGCCAGCTGACCGTTGATCGTGAGCAACGCCTGGTCGATCAGCCGCGCCAGCTCTGCATCCAGGTTAGCCCACAGCGCCACGCGTTGGCGAAGCACCTGGGCCAGCGCGGCCTTGGCAGCCTTGGCGGGGTCGGTGCCCGGCGCCCCATTACTTGCCTTGCCCGTGGCCATCGGCTGCGCCCTGGCTGGCGTCGTCGTCTTCCAGGCCGGCTGGCACGGTCACCACGGCCGCTGCGGCCGCTGCAGCAGCTGCCGGGTCCGGTGCCTCCTCCTCCACCGCCGCCAGCTCGGCCTCGGGGTCGATGTCGACCTCCAGGCGCTTCGCAGCGGTTGCGATGATCCGCAAGGCGGTGGCCCGGGTGATCAGCCGCTCACCGAGGGCGGACGCCACGGCGACGACGCAGCTCTGCAGCGCGCTGGCCAATTTGGTGACGTCCCGGGTGACCATCTCCGGGAACTCGGCCCGAACGGTCCACTCCGGCTTGCCCCACTGCGGCCGCTGGCCAGCGGCGATCGCCCGCCGATACAGCACGTAGTGCCCCATCTCCTGCAGCATGTGGCGCAGGGTGGTCTGGCGCATGGTTGCGACCTTGAAGAAGGGGTCGCCCATCTCGGCGGCCGAGGCGCGGTTGACGTCACCGCCGCCGCCGTACCAGTGTTCGGGCAGCGTGGCGCCGCCGAGCGCATGGTTGCGGAACATGCGGGCGCTCTCGGCGCGGTCGACCGCGTTCAGGCTGGGCGCCTCGGCCGTCCACTTCTCCTGTTCGTTGTGAACGCGCACGCTGCCTCGACCAGGTCGCTTGATTTCCTTGGCGCGCGCCTTGACCTTTTCTTCGTCCGCGCCGGTCAGCTCGACATCCCAGATGAATGCGTCGAGCTCACCGGCCCGCTCCAGCTGGTCGAACAGAAACTCGTCGTAGCCGTCGAGCCAATCCATCTGGGCAATCAGATCGCTGCGGCCGCGCCGACCCGCAGCGAATTTGTTGACCGCAAAATAAAACGCCTCACCGCTGTCGAAACCGGCCCGCAGCTGCCTGGCCGGCGCCGCAAACAACTCATCGTCCTCGCCACGCACGATCACCCGAAACTGCCGAAATACCCCGGCGGCGTCCTTGACGGTGCGAACGCCGATTTCCTGAGAAGGGTTCCCCGGGTCCACGATGACGTTTTCAATCAAGGACGGATCGAGATAACCAAGGCGCACATGCCCGTTGACGTCGTTGACATACACCGGCCAGCACTGCTCACCAAACAGCGCGAGCTCGCGCGCGAAGGTGGGTAGGCGCAAATCCATCTTGTTGATGGGATCGTTCCAAAAGGCGCGCAGCCATTCCTGGTGCTCTTCGTCCTCGCAGGTGAGTTTGACGCCCTCGGCCACCAGGAATGCCAGCGGCAGCTCGACCAGGCGGTTGGCCAACAGATTGGTTTCCCACAGGTAGGCAGCCAGCTTTTGCATCTGCGCCTGGCTGACGCTGGACAGGTCGCGCCTAGCCACGCCGGTGAGGGTGCGCCAGCCGCGGTCTTCGTCGTCGAAGGCGCCTGCGGCTTCCCGGGTGGCCACGGGCGCGGTCTTGGTCGGCAGCGCCTGGCCAAGCATGGTGATGCCGAAGTCGGCCAAGGTGTAGGCGTTGCTCATAGGGGCCTCAGGCAAGAGCAGCTCGGCGGCCGCGGGCGCGTCGAGCTCGGCGAGCGCCAGCGCGCTCGGATTGGTCTTCACGGCTGCCATCGACGGTGGCGCCAGCTGCGCGGCCGCCGGTCGATGCCAGCTTCCACAGCATCTCCAGCGCGTCGGGCCCGTCGTCGTGGTCAGCCTTGGGGAAGTGGCGCAGCTGGTCGACCAGCGTGGTCTGGCCGGCGTGCAGCAGGATCTGGCCAGCCGCGACAAAGGGCTGCAGGGCTTCGATGCGCAAGAGCTTGTCGTCGTGCGGCTTGACGCCGCGGGCCGACACCGGCACCCCCGCGATCGCGCTGCGCTTGAGCAGCTCGGTGCGCAGGAACTCCTGGAACTGCACCGCCTCGATCGCCCACATCACGCACTGCCACTCGGACTGCATCGTGATGATGTCGCTGATGATCCGGTCCGGCGTGCGCTTGCGTATGCGGGCGTCGACGACGCTCAGGATGCCCTTCTCACGCTGGTAGCCGCCCACGAGCAGCGCACTGGGATCTCGGCTCTTGCCCTTGAGCCCCAGCGACGGGTCACAGGCGCCGTAGAACACCCACTCGGCGATGCGATTGACCCAGAACTGGATGCATCCCGCAAAGGGCGCTTCCTCGCCGCTGATGGGGTCGTTCTGCTGCTCGCTGTCGAAGGCCTCGTGGCCGTCTCGGGCGCGCTTGATCATCAGCTTGACCAGCGGCCGCACCGCTGGCCAGCTCACCTCGGCGCCCTTGTTCATCTCGGCCTGGTGCTTGGCATACAGCAGCATGGCTGACGCCTCGCCCTCCTGCGGCGTGTCACCGCCCAGCAGGAGAGCCTCGAACTCGTCCCACAGGTCCATGCGGTCTGGCCACTTCAAGATCGCCTTGAAGACCCGGCTGTTCCACATCGGGTGCTTCAGGAACCTCGACAACACGCTGTCGTAGTGCAGCACGGTGCCCACCAGGACCGCGTCCATGCTGTCGTCGACCGGGCCCAGGCTGAGCACCGCCTTGGTCACGTAGCGTTGCAGCTTGTCGCGCTGGGCCGGAGTGGCCGAGTTCTCGTCGTTCTCGATGTCGTCGAGGATGGCCAGGTCCGGCCGATAGGGGCCGTGACGACGGCCGCGCACCCGCTTGCCGACGCCGAAGGACTCGATCTTGACGTCGTTGGCCGTCACGATGCAGCCCACGCGCCAGACGCGTCCCTGGCCGCAGGCATCCGGGAAGTCGCTGGCCAGGCGCGGGTTCGATTCGAGCTCGACCTTCACCGCCTCCAGCATCTCGGCCGCCTGTTCGAAGGCGTCCATGAAGATCAGCGGGTAGTGCTTGATCTTGCGGACCACGCACCACAGCAAGAAGATCAGGCTGATCTTGGTCGACTTGGCCTCGCCGCGCGGAGCTGCCAAAGCGTCGCGCTGGCCGGTGGGCGTGTTGACGATCTCGGGCAGGCGCTTGTGCAGGTACCGATGCAGCGCCGACGGCTCCGCGGTGCCGTAGTGCGGGAAGTACGTCCGGTCGAAGAACGCAAAGCCGTTGATGTCGTCGGCCACCTGGCGCCGGCGTTCGGCAATGGCCTCGGGCGTCAGGTCCCAGCCGTCGAGGTTGGCGTCGACCTGGCGGCGCAGGCCTTCGACCAGGCCGGCCAGGCCGGCAAGGAAGTCCTTGCTGGTCTTAGCCATAGGCCTTGGCCAGCTCCGAGCCGAAGGGCTCCAGCATCTCCAGCATCGCAGGCACGTGCTGCGGGTACTGCTGCTGCGCGAAGGACGCGAAGCGCTGCAGCGTGTCCAGCGCGATGGCGTGCCGGTTGATCTCCGGCGCCACTTTCTTGAAGGCCGACATGGTCTTGTGGAAGCTGTCGCCGGCGCTGGCCAGGATGCTCATGCGCTGCGCGGGCGATAGCGCCTCGTCGTTGCGCAGGGTCTCCATCACCGCCTGGTGCTGCACCAGGTAGTCTTCGATGAGCCGGCGCGCCAGCTGCGTGAAGTTCTCGTCGCCCATCGCCAGTGCCGACCGGGCGGTGTCCCAGTCGTCACCCTCGTCGCGGGCCTCGGCCTTCCAGCGGATGCCCGTCGACTTCGCGATCTTGAGCGCGTTGCACGCCGACTCCATCGGCAGGCGCTTGTAGACGTACAGGCCGCGCAGCTGCGTGCGCCGCTCGGACGGATGCGCCATGGCTCAGTTGCCTCCGCGGCCGACGAGGAACTGCTTGGCGCCTTCGATGATCAGCGCGATGCCGATCGACATGGCCCCGCCGGAGACGGCACCGATGACCGCCGACTTCTGCTCGACGTTGCGCAGGCGGCCGTCCATGTTCTCGATGGTGCCCTGCATGGCGTCGATGCGCTTGGTCTGCAGATCCTGGCCATCCTTGAGGCCTTGCACGATGCCTTTGATCTCTCCGAGGAGCAGCAGCTCTTGTGATCGGTTGTTATCGCTCATGTTGCTCCGACAGAAGGAAGGCCATTGCTTTGGTACATGGGCACCGGCAGGTGGTGGGGGGAGGATCGACCTCCCCTTATTGGGTTAATCGCCTCGGCGACGTCGCGCCACGGTCGCCGTGAAGGCCAGGCCCGCGAGCATCAGCGCAGCCGTTGCAGGCTCAGGGACCGTGCTGATCGCAATCGTCGCGTCTAGCCTTACCGTGGGCAAACCGAAAAGGTCTTGACCTGGTGTCATGCAGTCAAACGACGCGCATGTAGGGTCGTTTGACGCGCTCAAGTAGTGACCACCCCTGAAGTGGTACAGGGTGCTGGTTGTGACCGCCAGCGGAAACCTGAATACGTCGTTGGCCGGGTTGCCGCCGCCCGACGAGGCTGCGGTCGCGTTGAAATCGCACACCGAGTTTGAGAATCGGAGTTCGACGTTGTAGCCGCTTGGGCAATTGACGGCGTCCGTATGGCTGAAGCCCCCACCGGTCTTCTTGACCATCTCATAGAACTGTGCGGGCGCCTCAACCTTGCCGGTAGCAAGGTTGATGTACTCCATAGTCATCGTGACCTGCAGGTCAAAACTGCCAGCGCCTGCCGGCACTGTGGGAGCCAAGGCCAAATTGCCGGACACAAGGATGTACTGGTAGAGGCCGTCAATGGGATATCGCCCATAGGTAGTGGCTGAGGCGGAAAGCTTGTAGTCCACCGGCGTTATCCAGTCTGCCGTGTACCGAATGCCGTAGCCGCTGATGTCGGCAAAGGCGACGGTGCCGTTGGCGTGGCCATCCGCGTAGGCAGCGCCTGCGAACGAGAGTGCGGCGACAGCGAAATGCTTCAGAATCTTCATATATCCTCCTCGTGATGCCCGGCACTTGCCGGGTCTCTCATCATCTCGGTAAGCTTTCCGCTTCGTCATTCGGGCTTGCCTGGTGTCAGTGCGTTGCCGTCAGACAGCCCATCTCCGTGGCCGCCTGTCCCGCCCCGGACCACTGCGTTTGAAGATGTACCCGCGCCAGCGTTGTGCTACCGGTCGGAACCACAACTTCTTCGAGCACGATGGCAACGTCGCTGAGGTCATCGGTGATTTGCTCGTTGGCAGCTGACACGCCGCCGAGTTGTTCGTAGACCAGGTACGTCACGCCGTCCGTCTGGAATTCCACGTAGCCGGTGAAGCTCTTGACGTTCTGAGCGCTCGGTCCGCCAGCCACCCCCGTGAAATTGGTAAGGAGCGACGCCAAGAAGGCGATGTCCAGCACGTCTCCGCCTACCAAGTCCGTCAGCGTGAAGCTGTAGCTTTGCAGGCTGCTGTCGTTGGCCAGCGTGGCATAGGTCGTGTTGCGCATCGCCTTGACGCCGGATGCCTTGTCCACCAGCGAGGTGAGCGCGAGCGCGGTCGACGTGTTGATCGCTCGGTAGCTTGCGGGCACGCCCGCGGTGCCTTCCGCCTTGCCCATGTAGGCCCAGGCAATTCCGTCGACGCCCGTCGCCGATCCGCTGGTGTGCGTTGGTCCTGCAGCCGAGATGTACTGCCACGACACAGCGCCGTCGCTCGCAGAGCCGGCCGTATGCGTCGGTGCTGTGGCACCAGTCGTGCCGGAGCTGCTGGCTTGGTAAAGGTTGCCGCCGTTGATGCGGTACTGGCCGCTGGTGACGGCTTGGCCTGTCTGCCACGCCGAGGATACCGTCCCGCCCGCCGCCGTGAAGTAGAGATTGCCGGCATTGGTGCGCCAGCGGTTGGCCGCCACGGCCGCCCCGATGCTGGAAGCCCAGGTCGTGTAGGCGGTGGTCTGACCGGCGCCGGGCGTGCCGCCAGCGCCTTGCGCGACCGGCGCTGCGCGGCACAGATTTCGGTTCGTCGAGTCGGCACCGACGTTGTCCAGCGCGCTGGATGCGAGGGCGCGTGGCGAAAAGAAGCCAGCGCCGGAGAGGCGCGTGTAGATCAACTTCGCGGCGAGGTAGCAGCTGCGGGCCGCCGGATGGATGTCGTTCGCCTTGCAAGCACCCGCGGTGGCGTAGCCGGTGGCGGGGTCGACGGTTCCGGTGTGCACATCGATCCAGATGACACCGTTGGCCAGGCACCAAGCGGACATCAGCTTGTTCCAGGCCAAGATCCACGCCGCCGCAGTAGCGTCGGTCATCGTCGTCAAGGGGGCCGTCAGCGTCGGCCAGGTCCAAACGCCGGTTTGAACCGCAATCGCGGACACGCAGACCGTGAGGCAGCCATCCGCCTTGCGTTGCGTCAGTATCTGCTGCACGGTCGCGGCGGAGGCAGCGGCAGTTACGCCGTATTGCAGGTCGTTGAAGTAGCCCCAGTGGATGTGCAGCTTAGCCTTATAGGGCCGCAGCGACGTCTCGTACCGGGCCAGCACGTCGGCCATTCGGTGACCCGACATGCCGCCAGCCTGCAGCAGCCGTAATGAGCCCTTGGAGAGGCGCTGCAAGTGGGGATAGATGCCCGTCATCGTCCTCTGCGACCAGGCGAAGATCTGATACTGGGCTGGGCCGCTGACAATGACACCGTCAGGCGCGCCAGGTACTGGGTAACTCAGATGCGTTGCATCGATCCGCGTGATCGCCACGCGAATGCCGTTAATGGCCTCGCTGGGACCGCCGGTCGCGTTGATCTTCGTGCCGGTGTAGAGACCATGCGCGGCGGCGAAGCCCAGAGTGGCAACACCATTCGCGACGACAGCGCTGTTGGGGATGAAGCCTTGGTGCATCAGCGCCTCGAACGAGTCGCCGGACGTCGTAGCGGTGCTCAGCAGGTTCCCAACCCCTGACACCGGATAGAGGGAGGACGCGGAACCCCAGCCACCCGCGCCCTTCGTGTAGTAAACGCCCGCACCACCATCGATGGCCACGTCACCGACGCTACCTGTGCCGGACGAGGGGACGCCTGAGGTGGCGATTGCCAGGTTGGTGTTCGCAGCGAGGACGACAGAAGTGCCGCCCATCCGGACAGTGCGCGCGTGAGCCAACGAGGTGCGCCACACCCGAACCGCTCCGGTGTCCGCCTCGTCGGCGATGGTCATTTCCTGGCCATCGGCCCAGAGGTCCGACGCGAAGCCGGTCGCTCCGCTGGTGATCGCAGCAGTCCAAGCCGCAAAGCTCGGGAAGTGGAGGCGCGTGCCCGCCATCTTGCCGACGTGTGCCGGATTGACGCCAGCCATGCCGGCCGGGGTCGACAGCGGAGAGGTGAGTTGAGGCATGTGCGAGCTCCAGGATCAGGTGGTGGTAAAGGAGCCGGAAGCACCGGCATAGCTTTGGCGGAAGAAGCGCCAGGTGACCCCGTTGACGACAGCGGTGACAGTGGAGGTGTTCGGGCTGGAGCCGTCGTCCGCGACGTTGTTGCCGGCGGAGGTGGCACCTTGCCAACCACCGGTGCCGAGGCTGTCGGTGAAGGTCACGCCGCCTGCGGAGGCCGTCGCTTCGAAGGCCGCCCAGCCGTACTGGCCGGCCGCGGGGTTGACAGTGAAGGAGCCCGACTTCGAGGCGTTCGCCGAGCCGGTCATGGCCGTCATCGCGGCCAGGAGCGTGGCCGGATCGGTCACGCCGGCGGTCGCCGAGCCGACACCAAACCGGGCGCGGCTGTCGGCCGCTGCTGCTGTCACTGCCGCCGTCGGCGCCGAGGTCGCCGACGCTGAGCCCGACGCGTTCGTGGCTGTCACCGTGCAGGTGATGGTCGAGCCGACGTCTGCGGTCACGCAGGTGTAGGTGGTGCCGGTGGCGCCTGCAATGTTGGCGCCGCCTCGCTTCCACTGGCGGGCATAGGATGTCGGCGCATTCGACCAGGTGCCGTTGGACACAGTGAGGACCTGGCCATCCTGGGCCGTGCCGGTGATGGCTGGCAGCACGGTGTTCACCGGCGCTGCGCCGCCGCCTGCAGCTGCGACAGCGGCCGTGCCCGCACTGGTTGCCGACGTCGAGCCGGCGATGTTGGCTGCGGTGACCGTGACGCTGATGGATGCACCCAGATCGGCCGAGACCAGCAGGTAGGTGCTGCCGGTGGCGCCAGCGATGGCCGCGCCGTTGCGGCGCCACTGCCGGGTCAACGTCGGGCCGCCGCTCCAGCTGCCGTCGAGCGCCGTGAGGGTCTGACCGACGGTCGGCGTGCCGGTGATGCTCGGCAGCACCGTGTTGACCGGTGCTTCGGACGGCGCCGGTGCTGGGCTGCCGCCGATCTCGATGAAGCGCACCACCAAGACCGCGCCTGCTCCCGTGGCCTCGGTCAAGGCCCGACCGCAGTAGTCCGCGGCAGAACCTACCGCGGCGCGGCCGCTGCCGTCCGTGGCGGGCTTGACCGGCGCGCCGAAGGGGATGGCGGCCGAGGCCTCCATGAGGCCGCTATAACCGGTGAGCGCACTCAGCGCCTTGCCCGGCTCGCAGTCGTGTTCGGAGATGCCAACGGCCGCGGCAGACGAAGCGGCATGAGTGCCGTCGATCGCAACGAAGCGCTTGGCTTTGACCGCCTGGCTGGACAGCAAGGTGATCGAGTGCAGGGGGCTGTAGGTGAGGGTCATCGACTTACCTGGCGCGTTGAGTCAGAAAGTCGATCAGCGCGTCGTGGCGGGCGCGGTCGATGCGGCAGAGGCGGGCGTTGATGGCCTGGTTGTCCCAAGCGTCTTCAAGCGCAAGCCCGGCGCCAGCAGCACAGGCGGGTTCGGCCGGGTCATCAGCTCCGCAGGCACCGGCGGGCATGTGTCGACCCGCAAGGGCTGAGTTCCACAGCCGGACAGCATCAGCAGTGAGCAGCACAGGGGCCACCGCAGGCGGCGCAGCTGGGGCCGACGCTGCACCGGGTAGGTCGACAGCCGCCAGGTCGGCGCCAGGAAGCCCAGCGTGAGCAGCATCAGTCCGAGCAGGACAAGCAGGAGCGGTGACCAAAACGGCATGGCGTCTTTCCTTGGTGAGTTGATCGGAGAAGGCCAGCTCGGCCTGGAGGCGGCTGGTGGCTGCGGCCGCAGCCTGGTTGCCCAGGCGCACGTTCTCGGCGTAGGTCTGGGCAGCCTCGCGCTCGCGCAGTACTTCCGCGGCCTGCCAGCGGGCGCGTTCCTTTTGCACGCCGACGTCGACGAAGTGCGAGCGGATGACGGCGGCGGCCATGACGAGGCCGCCCACGAGCACGGCAACCAGCAGCAGGCGCAGGGACAGGGAAGGTTTCAAGGGCGGTCCCCGGTGTTGGGGTCCAGCGCCTTGGGCTGCGCCACGATGCGCAGCACTACGATGGCCAGCGCAAAACCGAGGGTGACCCAGGGCCAGCGCTGCGGCGGCACCAGGGCCTGCAGCTGCGGGAGTACTTCGGCCTGGACCATCGACAGGGCGCCCAGCAGCGCGGCCGCCCAGACGGTGCTCAGGCGCCAGGCGCGGCGCCATTCGGGGATGAGGATGCCGCGGCGGGCCGGTGATGCAGCAGCAGGCACTGCCTGGCCGTCGAGCTCAATGTGGATGCTGCCGTCGTCGTGCTTCACGACGCGACAGCCGGCGTCGGCCAGCTCGCGGGAGACGAAGACATTGATGCTGGCCTGGTCGCCCATCACGCCACCCCGACGCTGACGGCCACGTGTTGCGGCATGGGGCGCATGCCACGGCCCAGCCACGTCGCGACGTCGAAGCCCGGACACGTCTTCAGCCACTCGCGCTGGGATACCTCGCCGTCACCGTCGGTGTCGGGCGACAGGTCCCGGTGGCCGCAGATTCCCTTGCTGGCCCGGATGCCGCTGCGCTTGACCAGCGGCACCGACAGGCCGGTCGCCAGCTGGTACACCAGCGCGGACAGCGAGTCCCACTGCTCGGGCGTGTACCGGCCTTCGCGCTCGATGCCGCCGACCAAACAGATGCCAACGCTGTTGGCGTTGAAGTTGGCGACGTGGGCGCCGATCTCGTTGAGGTGGCGGCCGGTCCAGATGTAGCCGTCGACGTCGACCACGTAGTGGTAGCCGATGTGCGGCAGCCGGGCGTTGAACGCATTGGTGGCTGCCGTCTGCCGCTTGAAGCCGCGTGCGGCGTGCCAGTCGTCGATGACGCCGGCTGCGGTGCGCTTGAAGGCCGGGCCGGTGCCCGGGAGCCACTGACCGCTCGGTGTGGCCGAGCAGTGCACGACGATCAAGCCGATCGCACGTGCGATGGAGGTGGGGAGGTCCGGGAGCTGCATGCCCGGCAGAGTGCCGGGGTGCCGTCCTACAGGTAACTCTGCGGTGACGCAGGGCCGTGCAGCAGCTGAGGTTTCAGCCTAACGCGCGAGGCGCGGGAAGGTCAATCCGGTCGTGCGGTAGATCAAGGAGTGTGCCCGTACCGATTCCGATAGTCCGACTCTAGGTCTTCACACACTCTGGCGACGAACCGCTGCGAGCTGGAGTCAAGTGACTTCCGTTCCTGCTCGCTCCAGCAGTATTTGATCTTCGCGCGCGCCTCGCTTTTCGCCCGCGCCTCTGGCGAATTCCCAGCGACCATGCCGAAGGCGAAGAAGGCACCCACAAGACCAAGAGGCACCCATAGCCAGAGCTTCGGCTTGGGCCGGACCGCCCCGCACTTTGGACAAGCTTTTGCCGAGGTGCTGAGCTCAGCGCTGCACTCCTTGCAGGCAACCATCGCCATTTCATACCTCTCAATCGTTGGTAGTTGACCTGGCCATGCGCAAGATCGCACGCCATGCAGCTTTCGCAAGGCCCTGAGCGCCTCGTGAATTCACACGTCGCTTGCAGGCCGCACAGCAATGGCGATGTTCAGGTGCACCTAGTCCGTCGTTTTGAGCACCGATCACGACGACGTAGTGGTGATGGTGGGTATTAGTGATCTCCACCGCAACTTGGTCAACCTGGCCATGAAACTCTTGAACGGACACCTGCACGCCTCGAACAACCTGTTACGCAGGGTCGCATTTTCGCTGCCAAGACACGGTTGGCAAGGGGATCGGCCCGGCGCTATTGCTTGCGCAGCGGAACGCCGTTCGCTTCATCGACCAACCTTGTGTTTGATGGTCTGCTTAACCCGAGCGGCGTCCCCCACTGCGCCTACAGGGCCGTGGAACGTTTGCGCAACACGTGGTGAGGATTCACCTGTAGACGCGTGGGTTGCAAGCAACAAGACGTCGTCGACTGTCTTTCTTAGTGGCGGCGCGAGCGTGTTGTAGCGATCGATAAGCACCCGCTCTTCAGAAGTCACGCCCGGCGTACCTCGCTCTCGCTGTCCAGAAATTACGAACAGGACGTCAACGCCAGCGTCACGGGCCTTCGCTAGGTACAGGACGTCTGGCGCACGAGACCCGTTTTCGTAGGCGAACTGAGTGGCGCGCGACACCCCCGTCGCGGATGCCAGTTCCTCGTGTGTGAGGTCCAGTCTCAAACGTTCTGCTTTCAGCCGATCGGCGTGTTGGATTCTGACTTGGTGCTCTTCCGGCGACATGGGGCTTCCGCTTAGTTGACAGTCTTAGAGTCGAGACTAGAATCCACGACTACAGACTTGCTCCAACACCTACTTTAAGCGGCCCATGAGAAAGATCACCCCCCCCAAAACGCTGGAGATGTTCCTCAAGGAGCTGGAAGCGCAGAACAAGACGGTCGCTGAATGGGCACGGGAACGAAACCTAGACCTGAACGTCGTGTACATGGTCGTACGCGGGCGCGCTGTCGGGCGGCGGGGCAAGTGCCGTCAGGCCATGCATGCGATGGGCATTCAGCTGCCCCCGATGCACAACGTGTTGACTCGCAGCGGGGCGGCGCATGTCTGAGACTAGGGACGCCCTGGAACAGCCCGCAACGGCTGCAGATATTGCGGCGCTGGTCATGCTGATGGGCTCAATCAGCAGCCGGTTAGATGAGGCCGTAGTCAGCGCTCATCGAATGGAAGGCCTGCTTACTCAAGTACTCGCGGAGTTTGAAGCGACGAAGCTCGGGGCCGGTGCGGAATCTGTCCAAGACAGCTCGTCCGCGGCGCGAGGCTCCGAATGAATTCGTGGCTCACTGCCGCCGAACTTGCAGGCCTTCAAGGCCTGCCGAGTTCTGAACGGCGCACTCGCGAATGGCTCGACCGCATCGGCGTGCCGTCCAGGCCCCGCGCCGGACGCGTTGGCGGCGGCAGGGAGTTCGACACAGCGGCACTTCCTCTTGAGACGCGCAAGGCCTTGCTGGCGCGCAAGCTCAAAGAGGCTGCGCTGCCGCCGCAGCTCGAAGCCGCATCGCCGACCGAGTCGTTCACGGTAGCTGCGCCCTCGCAGTCCGCCGTGAGCACGCAGCTCGCCGATCGCCGCCCACCCAGCCGCGCGGATGTGGCATGCGCCGATGCGCGCACCGTGGTGGTCCGTCAGCTGATGGAGCTCGTGGACGCCATGGGCAGCATTACCCGTGCAGCTGCTGCGCTGTCGGACCACCTGGTCGAAGACGACGCCGCCGAAGCACTGGTGGCGGCAGCTAAAGCGGCCAACCTGCGGCCCCGCATCGTGGACGGCCGCGTCCGCATCAAGCCTCGCACGCTGTTCCTCTGGCATGCGGCCTACACGTCGCAAGGCTGGTGGGGCCTGTTGCCCAAGCCTGTGGCGCCCACGGCGCTCACCGCCGTCGGTGATGACGTCGCAGCAGTCATCAAGGCCTACGCCAGCGCCAAGGGCTCGGCCCGCAACTTGACCGAGGTCGCGCAGGCCGTGACGCGGGCGCTGGGCCGACCCTTCGACGACTGGCGCCGCCTGTACGACCAGGCACGCCGGGCCATGCCGAAGGTCGACAAGGTGCAGATGATCAAGGCCCGTCACACCGGCGCTGAGCGTGCGGCGCGGCTGCCCTTCAAGCGCCGCGACACCAGCCTGTTCTCACCGCTGGACATCGGTGTCATCGACGGTCACTCGTTCAAGGCGAAGGTCAGGCACCCGGACCACGGGCAGCCCTTCGCCCCGGAAGTCTCCATCGTCAAGGACGCGGCGACCCGCAAAATCACCGGGTGGTCGGTCTCGCTCAGCGAGTCCACGATGGCCGTGGGCGCCGCGATCACGCACAGCGTCAGCACGCACGGCGTGCACGCCATGATCTACAGCGACAACGGTGCCGGCGAGACGGGCATGCAGCTCGACTGCCCGGTCGATGGGCTGTATGCCCGCCTCGGCACCGAACACCGCACCGGCAAGCCGGGCCATCCCCAGGCGCGCGGCATCCTGGAGCGCAGCTGGCGCACACACATGATCCGGTGCGCCCGGCAGTTCGACACCTACCAGGGCAAGGACGTCGACCGCGCCAGCCACCGGCAAGTGACGCTGGAGCTGCAGCGCGAACAGCGTGCCGTCGACCGCGCCCGCAAGACAGGCGACGTCGTGACGCTCAGCCGTCGCGTGCCCAGCTGGCAGCAGTTCATCGCCGCGATTGAGCAGGCGGTGCACGAGTACAACAGCGAGCACCGCCACCGCAGCCTGCCCAAGCACAGCAGCGGCCCTCACGCCGGCCTGCACATGACGCCGAACGAGGCCTGGGAGGCCATGCTGGTGCCCGACCTGGTCATCAAGCCCGACGTCATGGAAGTCCGGGCGCTGTTTATGCCGAGCGCGCTGCGCACGGCCCAGCGCGGTGAGGTCCAGTTCCTCAACCAGGTGTATGCGTCCGACGAGCTGATGCAGGTCGACGGCGAGCGGGTCAGCGTGCGCTACGACGTGCACGACCCATCCCGGGTGTTCGTCTGGACCGTCTCGGGCCAGTTCGTCTGCGAGGCCAAGCTCGACGCCAACAAGTCGGACTTCTTCCCGAAGTCCGCCGTCGAGGCCGCCCGCGAGAAGCGCGTGCGCGGCATGGTCAAGCGCGCACAGCAGCGCATGGACACCGCCTTGCGCGAGCTCGGACCCACCGTGCCGGAAGGCGGGGCCGCCTACCTGGCCCAGGCCGACATGGCGCCCGCCGCGTCGCTGCCCCTGGTCGAGCGGGTGGAGCCCGCGCCGGCAGCGCAAGTCGCCGCCCCTGCTGGCCCGGTCCGCCCCTTCTTTGAAAGCGCCAGCGAGCGCTACGAATGGCTGCTGGCCCACCGCGACCAGTGGATCGATGCCGACGCCAGCTGGCTGGCCACCTACGTGGCCGGCCCGGAATATGAAGCGCTCGCCGAGTACTACGCGGGCCGCGGCCTGTCGTGGGTCGAAGGCGCGCAGGGTTTTAAGACCGCCGGGTGACCGCCCCATCCGGCTTGCACCACCACACCAAGAAGCACACCGCCATGAGAAAAGGTTTTGTCCTGACCGAGAACTTCCGCCGCCTCACCGAGGCGCAGCGCGCCGTCGAAAAGCGCGGTGCCCAGGAGGCTGGCCTGGTCATCATTAAAGGCCCCTTCGGTGTCGGCAAGTCCGAGATCGTCGAGCGCTGGGCCGTCGACAACCGGGCCATCTTCGTGCGCTGCAAGGAGACCTGGACCAAGCGCGCTTTGGTGGACGAGATCGCCGAGCGCATGGGCCTGGACACCCGCGGCCGCAACAGCGAGGTGCAGGCCCGCGTCATCGGCCGCCTGGCGGTGGACATGTCGCCCCTGGTGTTCGACGAGGCGGATTTCTTGGTGCGCGGCACGGGCAGCAAGTCGTCGCCGGCCATGCTGGAGTGCATCCGCGACATCACCGACGTCACCGGCGTGGCGTGCTACCTGGTGGGCATGGAGGCCTTCGGGGACCGCCTGGCCCGTCATGGCCACATCGCCAGCCGCGTCGCTCGGATCGTCGAGTTCCAGCCGCTCAGTCTGGCCGACGTCAAGGCCGCCTGCGAGAAGCTCAGCGAGGTCAAGCTCAAGCCCGAGGTGGTCGAGGCGATCCACGCCCAGAGCAACGGCCGGATGCGCCTGGCGCTCAACGCCATCAGCAACATCGAGCAGCTGGCCGAGGCCAACGGCCTGGCCGAGGTCGGGTCCGAGCACATCAAGGGCCGTCCCCTTTGTGTCGAGTTCAAGTCAGGCGCCGTGCGCCGGGGAGCGGCGCTGTGACCGTGTGGGTATCTGCCACCGTCCTGCAGCTGCTGGCGTCGCGGCAGCTGAACCACGCTGGGGCGCAGTTCACTGCTGACGACCTGGTCGCCTGGCTGGGTGATCGCCTCACCAAGCCCCAGCGGCTGAAGGCCACCAGCCGGCTGTGCCACCTTGCCTTCCTGACCCATGCCGTGCGCGTGTCGCAAGACCAGGCCCGGGCCATTCACATCTACACGGTGACGGCCGATGGCGCCGTGGCCATCACCGAAGCGGGCCGGGGCGCCGTGCTGAAGAGCGGCTGTAAAGGCACGCGCAAGGCCAACACGCTCAAGCCGGACTCGCTGGTGATGCGGCTGTGGGCCCTGGTGCGCCTGCGCACCATCGTCGACAGCGAGTCGGCCGCGCAGACCCTGTGTGACGCGGGCACCGGGAACTTCAAGGTCGCCCAGGCCAACGTGCAGCGGCACCTGCGCCGCTGGGCCGCAGCCGGCGCCCTCACCGAATCAGCGCGCCGCGTGCAGGTCCCGGGCAGCAACACCGGCGCCAAGCGCTACGTGCTGGTCGATGCCTGGAAGGGCTCCACCCATCCGCCGGCCTGGCGCCAGATCGCCCTGCAGCGCGCGGCGGCCGAGGAGCGTTCATGAGCGGCCCGACGTACCAGCAGGAACCGTGGTTCAAGCTGTTCCACGAGGCGGTCAAGCGCTCGACACAGCGCAAGGTGGCGCAGCAGCTGGCCGTGACTGACAGCCTGGTCAACCAGGTGCTCAACGGCACGGGCGAGTACGGCAAGGGCACGGCAAGCACCCGGCGCTTTGCGCAGCGGGTCAACGACGCCTTCGGCAAGTGGGCCTGCCCGTACCTGAGTGATCCGGACGAACCGCGTGAGGTGTCGGCCGAGCAATGCCGGTCCTTCGCGCATCGGGAGGCGCCCACGGGCAGCCCCCGCGACCTGGCGCACTGGCGCGCTTGCCGCACCTGTCCGCAAAAGGAGCACAGCGCCCCGCCCGTGCCGCGCAGCACGGCGTCGCGCCGCCCTGCCCATCGCATCTATCCCGCCAAGTACCGCAAGGAGGTCAAGTGAGCACGCATCATCCCTTTCACGACTTCGAGCCCCCGAATGTGCAGTGGCCTGCCTGGCTCGCCTGGCTTGTGGCGATCGTCGTCGTCATGCTGTTGCTGGCGATGTACGCCCTGGTCCAGTCCGAAGACCACGCCTACGATCGCCGCGTGGAGGTCTCTGCCGATATCGAGTTGGCCGCCGCGCTGGAGGCACAACGGCTGGAGCTGATCGACGAGCTGTCAGGCACTGCCCGCGCTGCCTACAAACAGGGCTGGCAAGAGGCGCTGGCCAGCGTCGAATCCAGCGACCGCGGCGAGGCATTCGCGCACGCCTGCAGCCGGCTCTGGCAAGGAAAGCAGCCGTGAGCGGCTCGCACCTCGGGGAGCTCGCGCTGGAGCTGCTGGCGCTGGTGCACCACGTCGGCGATCGGGAGGGCGTGGACGCCAGGCTGCTGCACACCGTGCTGGGCCGCAGCGACGTCAAGGTGCAGCGGGTGCGCAGCACGCTCTACAACCTGGCCGCGCTGGGATACGTCGAGCGCGCCGCGATGTCCGGGCACTTCCGCATCACGGCCAACTGCAAACCGGTGCCAGCAGGGACGCCCATGCGGCCTGCGCCAGCCGCGGTGCCGCGCGCTACGCCGCGGCTTACGCCGACGACCGCTCTGCCAACACTGCACGGGACGATCACCCGGCGGCATACGCCCAACAGCATCTTTGACGTGGAACGCCTATGAGCAGCGCCCTGTTGGCCGCAATCCTGCTGTGCATCGATGCGCACCAGGGCGAATGGCTGCCCTTCAAGACTCTGCATGACCGCGTCGGCTGCACCGCCGAGAAGGTCCACATGGCGTGCCACGAACTCGTGCGCTCTTGCCATGTGCAGCACGCGACGCGCGACGGCCAGGACTACTACGGCATCGGGGTGGAGGGCAGGCTGCCATGACCACGGCCCGTGTGCTCCACCCCTGTGCTGCCTGCCAGCGGCCTGCCCGCGCCGGCCACCTGATGTGCGGCGGCTGCTGGCACGGCGTGCCCAAACCACTGCAGCTCGACGTCTACCGCACCTGGCGGGCCTTCGAGCGGCGCAAGAACCCCCGCATGGGCCTGGCCAGCCTCGCGGAGTACCGCAAGGCCTGCGATGCGGCGCTGGCCGCCCTCAAACCCACCTCTTCGGAGCAACGATGACCACTGAGAACAACACCCCGGCCGGCGTGCCGGACGGCTACATGAAGAACGGCCAGGGCCACCTGGTGCCGATCGAGCTGGTCGCGCCCATCGACCGCGCCCGCGACGACCTGGTGCGCGAGATGGTCCAAGGCGCCAAGGAGCTGCAGGTGCAGATGGCCGAGTTCAAGCGCAAGTGGTTCGGCGACGTCAACGCCTTCGCGTCTATGAGCGCCGAGAAGTACGGCGCCAGCCTCGGCGGCAAGAAGGGCAACATCTCGCTGCACAGCTTCGACGGCTCGCTCAAGGTCCAGCTGGCCAGCGCGGACAACATCGTCTTCGACGAGCGCCTGCAGGCCGCCAAGGAACTGGTCGACGCCTGCATCAACGAATGGGCGGAAGGCAGCCGGCCGGAGATCAAGGCCATCGTGCAGAAGGCCTTCGACACCGACAAGGAAGGCAAGCTCAACACGGGCCGGGTCCTGAGCCTGCGCAGCCTCGAGATCAAGGACGAGAAGTGGCGCCAGGCCATGCAGGCCATCAGCGACTCAGTCCAGGTGGTCGGCTCCAAGCAATACATCCGCTTCTACCAGCGGGTGGACGGCACCGACGAGTTCACGGCGATCGTGCTTGACCTGGCCGGGGTCTGACATGGTGGAGGCCGTCGTCTACGACCTGCACGTCCAGGAACCCAAAGAGTGCACGAAGGCCGGCGAACACTGGGTGGTCGCTGGCGTGGTCTGCCCCGCGTTGGGTTTCGAGAAGCCTGTCTTGGTGCTCTTCGACCCGAAGGCGGGGACCTTGGCGGTCCGGGCTGAATGTGGTTGTTCGATCAGCGCCAGCCTGGGTCCCTTGCTGCTCAAACTGTCCCGTCAGCTGGCCCAGGGGCACTGCCCTGACGGCGCGACTGGCGCATTGCACTGACCGGTATGCAGCAGATCGACTATCAGCACGCGGTCGAACACCTCGGCAAGGCCGCCTGCCTGCGGACGGCCATGGCCGATGCCTACCACCTGGTGGAGTCCATTGCGCGGCTTCGCGCTGGCGACATCACGCGCACCGATGCGGTCGCCCTGGCCGTGGCCGACGTGGAGGTGGCCTGCGAGCAGCTGAGGCTGATCGTCGGGTCCGGCCTGGTCGACCTGTACAAGCTCGCCGCCCTCGCGCGGCTCCAAGGGCGGCTGCGTTCGCATGCCGCTCACCGATCCGGAGATCCTGCTCATGAGCAACAACGAAGCGCCTGACTGGCGCGGACCCCATCGGGTGCCCGTGGACGCGCCCAGCGTGGCCGCCGCTGGCGGGCTCACCGCGCAAACGGTCGATTCGATCAAGCACATCGTCGAGTCGGTCACCTTCCCGGGCTACAGCTTCCACGTCGTCAGCCTGATCGACGGCGCCGTGATCTACCTGCAGGCGTCGTTCATGGCGGCCTGCGCCAACACGGGCGCGGTGGAGGAACAGCGCACGCGCAAGTGGCTGCTGTCGCAGCACATGACGGTCAGCGAGGTGGTGCAGACCGCGCTCAAGTGCGTGCTGACCAGCGTGGATCATGAGGCCCGCGAGGCCTTTCGGTGGCGCGGCCAGGCGGTGTTTGGGCCGCACCTGGACGTCTTGCAGACCTGGGCCTTGTGTGCCACCGACCAGCTCGACGCCCGTCCCCCGATGCCCACTCCGGGAGCCGGCGCATGAGCCAAGACACTACCCGTCGGCCCTGGGGTTGGGCCTACGTCCACTCGCCGCTGACCGCATCGGTTTGCATTGGCGAGCGCTGCCCTGCGGACATGCAGGGTCTGCCCAACGTGAAGGCGGTGTTCGTCGAAGCACCGGATGAAGCGGTCGAACAGCCTGCGCTGCGACCACGCGCCGCAGCCGCCGAGGGCCGTATCACCGAAGGTCCGCTGCGCCTGTTTGAGGTCGGGGACACCGTCACACGGCTGTGCCCTGCGGACGCGAAGGGCCAGTCGCTCCTCACCATCGTGGAGGAAGGGGGCAGGCCATTCGCGGCGGTGTTGAACGATGCGGACGCACGACTGTTCGCCGGTGCCAAAGAGCTGTACGACTCCACGCAGTTGCTTCTCTTCCTGGTGACGGCGCTGATGAAGGAGCTGGAAATCGACCCGTCCTCCACGGAGTTCAGCTTCTCGGCGGGTGGTGCTCACTTGGCAAAGGTCAACGCCGGGCAGATGCTCGTGAAGGCACAGAAAGCGATTGCCTTGGTGGAGGGAGAGCAGGAAGCAAAGGGCAATCACAACGCAGCGAGGCCGCAATGCTGAGCAGCTTTGCCAGATGTCTTGGCTGTGCATTGCTCCTGGCCATCATCGCAGGCTGGATCGGCCTCATTGACTTCCGCGTGTGCGTTGCCTTCAAGGGCGGGTGCAGCTGGCAAGTCGAGGAGTTGCCGACGCAGCCGGCGGTGCAGGAGGCGTGATGCCGATCAGGCCTGAAAACCGCCACCGCTATCCGGCCAACTGGCAAGAGATTCGCGCGGCCGTGCTCCAGCATGCTCAGCATCGCTGCGAGTGGCCTGGCTGCGGTATCCGCAACCACGCGGTCGGCGCGTGGCGCCAGTCGATCGGTGGACACCACGTGTGGCATCCGCTCGGTGGCAGCAGCCCATGCGATGCCGCAGGCACCGGCCTGACCTGGCCCACGGGCTTGCCGCTGTCTTACCGAGAGGCGCGTGAGTTCGCAGTGGCCAACGCGCCGATGACGGTGATCGTGCTGACGGTCGCTCACCTGGACCATGTTCCCGAGCACTGCGACCTGGCGAACCTTCGCGCGTGGTGCCAGCGCCATCACCTGGCCTATGACGCCGAACACCACCGCCAGACGGCCTACATGACGCGCCTGGCCGCGCGCAACAACCTGGAGCTCTTTGCCTGATGGCCACCACCAAGAAGCCGCCGCAGCGCCTGTGCTGCGTTTCCATTGACTACCACTCGCTGCTGCTGCCGGCCGACAAGGGCCGCAAGCTCGTCGAGCTGCTCGAAGACGCCGTGCGGGTCCGTCAGCACTTCGACGGCCGCACACCTGTGTTCCTCATCGAGGAGCCGGTCCAGGTCGAGTACCACTCGGTCAAGCCTGACCAGGTGCGCGCAAGGAAGGGCGATGCGGACACGCCGCAGCAGCTGCAGCTTGAGCACAAGCCTGGCTTTGGAGTCCTGCGATGAGAGGCGGCCGCACCGCTCTCAAGCCGCGCGCTACCGCATGGCTGTTCCAGCCGCACCAGGGCAAGCCGAGCGTCTACCTGGAGGAGCACCGCGCGCAGCTGGTGGCCAGCGGCGCCAGCGGTGAGCTCCACGACCTCTTCCTGCACGCGCCGCTGAGCGACGAGGGCATCGCCCGCGGCTTGGCGATCGCCGATGAGGCGATGCTGGAGCTGATCCGGTCGGAATGCATCAAGGGTGACGAGGTCGGCGCGACCTACGGCTTGCCCATGGACCACGAGCGCTACAGCGAGATCTTCGACGCGGTGACCTGGCTGATTGCGCGTGGCCTGATCACCATGCTCGGCGACGACGCGGTGCTGATCACGGCCGACGAGGAGACCGCGCCATGGTGAAGCTCGTGTCGACCTCGACCACTGAGCGGCGTCGATACATCGCCGCCATCCACGCATCGGCCGCCAAGCTAGGCATGGACACGGCCGACAAGAACCCGCAGAGCGACTACCGCTCGATGCTGTCGGCCGTGGGCGGCGCGACCAGCACCACCGACATGGACGACGCTGCTTTAAAGCGCGTGGTGCGGCATTTGCAGCAGACGCTGAACCCCGGCCGCCAGATCAAGCCCGCCGATGGCTGGCACGCGGAGAAGATGCGCCGCGTCTGGGCCGAGCTGGCGGCCCTGGGTGCCCTGCGGGACGCCACCGATCACGGGCTCAACGCCTTTGTGTTCAAGACGACCCAGAAGGCAGCGCCCCGATTCCTGACGTCGGTCGAGGGCAACCGCGTGGTTGAGGCGCTGAAGGCGTGGCGCGACCGCGAGAAGGCCAAGCGCCGGGAGTCGGTGACTCCATGAGCAACGCCGGTGCCCCCGCCGTCGACGTCGAGCTGCTGGAGCCGCTGCTGCGCCGCTTTGTGGCGCTGATCGGGCTGGAGGCGACCATGCGGATCGTCGATGCGCACGGGGGCGCCTGGATTTACATCGCCGAGCAGCCGGCGCCCGACGGTGCGCTGTCGCAGCTGGTCGGGTACGAGGCTGCCCGCGCACTTGCCAAGGAATACGGCCTCGAACGCCTGCGCATCCCCAAGGCCGGCCGGGCGCTGCGCGCCATCCGCGACGCCCGCATCCGGGCCGATCACGCGACGCTGTCGCTGCGCCAGCTGGTCGAGAAGTACCGCTTGGCCGAGCGACGTATCTGCGAGATCCTGGCTGCCGGCGCAGGGCCGGTGGACACCACGGGCGACCTGTTCGACTGAACGAGTGCTGGCGAGTTATCCACAGGCCGCGTGTCCGGCGGTCCTGTTTTCGCACAAAAGGGAGATCCCTCTCGTGCTACGTCCGACTTCCAGCCACTTGCCTCCCACGCCTTAGAAGACTCGGGCGGCGCTAAGCGCATGATTCAGCAAGGAATTTCGAAGTCGGACGTCTTGGAACGTCCGACTTCGAAACGTCCGACTTCGACCCGCTGGACGAACGGCAGGGCGATTTGGCCCAGGGCCTCCCCAAGCGACTGCTGCTAAGAGAGAAAACGGGCTTTAGCGGGCCTCGCCGAACCGGTCCGTGCCAGACCCACTCCGACCGATTTAACGCGCCTCCTGGTGCGTTTTATGGCCTCTACGACCGATTTCGTGCAAAAGCGGTGGGGGTCCCCAGGACGAGGGTAAGTCGTTGATCCAAATGACTTTTCCGTCGTCCAAATTTTGGACCGTCTGTGCAAAACCGATCACCTCCCCACAGGAAGACGTCACCGAGCAGAAGCGCCAGGAACGCCTGCTGATGTTCAACCAGTACGTGGTGGAACACGGCGGCCCCA